ATAACGATCTTCATAGTCATTTAAGAAGTCGTGACCAACACTTGAGTCAAAAGATATACCTAAGCTATCTTGTAATAGTTTTGGAATATTACCTTTATCGTTTTCACCATCTTGTCCGTCGAGTATAAGAATACTTTTACGAATACTATTATACAAGTCTTTGTCTTGGCAAAACTTCTCAGTCTCGTCAAGCAAGAACTGAGGATTAGTTGTTTTGTCAATCTCAAACTCACCCAACATATCTTGGATGGTATTATAAGTATCTTCGTTTAAGTCTTTACGCTTTTCGAGTGAGAGCTTAAGAGCCTCTATGGTGGGAGGCTCTTTGTATTGCTCTACATATTCAGTAACAGAGTTAAAGATTTTACGATAAGAGATATCTTCGAAATAATCATCTTTTAGATAAGGAAATACCTTTCGGCTATATTCGTTATTCAGTATCAGATTCGATAGTATCGTCTTCTCTATCATCTTCAGCTTCTCCCATTTCAAGTGTAGTTAATTTAAATTTGCTTTCAACATAATCATTAAATCTTGGGTCAGCAATCAGTCCTTCAAAGAACTCATTGTCTTGTTCAATATCTTTTAGTCTACGTTTAGGGTCAATAATTTCACCCGTATCCATATTAACTAAATTATACCACCCTTGATTTGCCTTAGTCAAATGACCAGACTCAAGTGCTAATTCAAATAAACTTGAATATTTCTGAATACCAGTATCGTAAAGTACGGTAAATGGTAGTTTAGCTTTCTCTTTAACATATCTGGATTTCTCAATATTAATTGTGAACTTGAACCCTTTCAGGTCAGTACCTTCTTTCTGTTGAGATTTACCAATGATAAAGATTTGGTTAGCCGAATAGTAAATACCTGTACCACCAGAAACAATGTTCTTAGGAAATAGACCAATCTCTTTATAAGTGTGGTTGATCGCTATCAATGGAATATCTTTACCTGTTAACTTAGGTGTAACAATTCTGAATAATGATTTGAGCTGTTTTGCTCTTGTCATATCAGCAACTGATTTTTCGTCTAGGGCATCTTGTACTTCTTTACGAGAAGCTAAGTTACCAATAGAGTCAATCATTATAAAGACTTTATCTCCTTTGTCAATCTCGTCTAGTCGTTTAGTAGCATCAAACTTAAGTTGCTCTACGTCTTCGATTGGTACGTGAATAACACGGTCGGTATCAATGTTGTAGCTTTCTAGATACTCTGGAGTAATACCATACTCTGAGTCATATAAGATAGCAACACCATCTGGGTATTTGTTTAGGTAAGCTTTCATGCAATAGAGACCAAGTAGTGTTTTAAAACTCTTGGATTCACCTGCTACTACAGTTAAACCTGGTAATAAACCACCTTTGAGAGAACCGCAGAATGCGATATTCACAATAGGTAGTTCAGTTTGTATTGGGTCTTTGGTATTAAAGAAGGAACTCTTTGATAGGACAGTCGACCCTTTGACTGACCCCGCCTTCAACATTTTGTCAAGTAGACTCATAATTTATTCTCCGCTTAGAATTTGATGTAGTTTATCTGCAAAAGCGTCAAGCTTCTCATAACGATTCGGCCAATAGATATAATCTTTTTCTGGATTCGCTTTGAGATTGTTTAACAATGGAATGATAGCTTCGTACATAATTTGGGCTCTTGCTGATGCGTCTTCAGCTGATGCTGTAGCAGATTCTGCTTGAGCTTTGGTTTCTTGTACGACTGATAACTCATCTTCTGTCATGGCTGTAAAGCCGAAGTCAAAATTGGTCATATCGATTGTTGGTTTAATTGACATACTTTCTCCTGTAAATATGGGGACCCGAGAGCCCCCACCTTAGATTAATTTCGAGCAAGGTCCTTGAAGATTGCAAGGTCATCGTCGTCGTCATCATCTACTTGAGATGCAGTTTCTGCTGCAGCTGGTGCCGATTCCGGCATCGATGCAATAGTGCTTGAGATATCAAATCCATCGTCTCCCTTAGCTTCATACGGTGATGCTGCTGAAACTTCGTTAGTTTCATTCGCAAGGTCAAGTACTCTAAAGAGCTTGGTCTTGAGTTCATCGTATGCTTTAAAGTTAGATGGTTCTACGAGAGCTTGTAAAGAATGCTCTTGTTTCCAAACACCTTCAAGTGCTTCATCATCATCTAATAGCGGTGTTGGTGAGTCAAACTCTGACTTATCATAGTTTGGGTAACCCTCAAACTTACGAATTTTTAGTCTAAAGTTTGCACCTTCCCATAAATCGAATGGATTTACTGGTTCTTCATCTTCAAAGGTAGGATTCATCAAGTCATTCAACTTGTCGAATATTTTCTTACCAAATGAGTACATGAAGACTTTACCTTCGTTATCTGGGTTTGCTGGGTCTTTGACAACATAGATATTTGAAGTATACTTCAACCTACGTTTCTGTTTACGAGCTTGGTCTTTATCAGCATCGATACCAGAATTCCACAACTTAGAGTTGTATTCAGATACTGGATCGTCTTGGTTGATAGTAGTCAAGCTATTTTCAATATACCAAAGTCCTGTAGGGCCTTGGAAACCATGGTCCCAAATCCTTACGAAAGGCATCTCCTCGTTTTCACAAGCAGGTAGGAAACGAATAATCGCAAAGCCGTTACCAGCTTTATCTCTTGTTGGTTTCCAGAATTTACCCTCGTTTGGGTCTTGGTATGATTTAGTTGAAATCTTATCGAGTTGCGCATTGAGCGTATCGAGTGACTTCGTACGATTCTTCTTAAGCGAAGCAAAGTTTGTAGTTGCCATAATAGTTTTCTCCTTTGTATAGCGTTATATAGCGTAATATTACAATTGAAAGTAGACACGAATAATGTCTTTAAACTTTCGTTCATCATATACTAGAAAGGGTTTATACTTTCTAGATAGTCTTATTATATCATGTGAGATTATTTTGTCAACAATTTTTTCACCCCAATAATCAAAAATATTGGCTGTATGAGTTAGAATGGTGAAGGTCTCTAATGAAATCTTCTTCTGACTATACAGAGTCATAATGTATGGATGTTGACCATCCCTTGATATAAAATTTGCTGTCCAATCTTCTTTGAGATTTTTCAGCTCGGATTTAAAAGTGTAAGTCAATGACTCTTGCTTTTTCCTCCAATCGTTATATCTGTCTTGGGCCTCATAATCGAGTAATTGCCTTATCCAGATATTTGGATTATTTATAAAATTTGCAAGCATAAAGTTAACAACATCATCTTTTTTTGCTAATTTTGCAAAACTATATGCGTCTTTTCTAGTACGAAAAGTATCCATTGAAGCTCTGACTTTACCATTGTATTTGTGGTAGTCATAGCCATCAGATGTGAAATGCTTTTTGAGTGCTAGATATTTTATATATGTTTCAAATCCAGAATCTACCATTTAACAACCTTTAATAATGTCGTCTAAGTTGGGCTCTTCTGGTTTAACCATTCGTAAACTAATGGCTTCTGTTTTAATCTTTTCTTTTAGTATTGAGCTCTTCTTCACAATTTGAGCTATTGTTTCAATTTCTAAGTTGTTTTTTTCTGCGAAATCTACGAGAGCGTCGATATAAGGAACACCCTTAGATAATTTCGAAGAGATTTCGTGATGTATTCTATCTGGTGTCAGCGCAACGACTCCCATGTTATCTTTCCCTTCTGTTTTTTGTTTTTTCATAATGTCCTGTTATTATATACTATTATGTCCATGCTGTCAACATGTTTCGTTAATATGTTTAAAAAAGATTCTTTTGTCGACACGTAAGTATATTTGATTTGATAAGGCCTTATTACCTTAAGACCTGTATATTATAACATGTTATGTAGGGTTTGTCAACCTTTATTTGCTATACTTCTTCAAATAATACATTGTCGACATATTGGTTCTTGCGCTCTTCAGATATCCCCATTGCAAGGATTGAACTGTGAAGCATTTTGTTGAGCTTTTGATTACGACAATATTTGTTCTGTGCTTCAAGTGTGTTGAGTTCTTTGTCTTTACTATGAGCTGGATTACTCATTTCCATACAGTAAAACGAAGCAAGATTAAGTGCCATATCACAAAGCTGATTTGTTTCTTCACCTTCTCGTATTGAACCAGCTCCTACGATGTTCTCGCTAAATATTTCCTCAGCCCACTCAGGCATGACACGAGCTCGGGTCCATGTTAACCCATTAGTCTCGTATTTAAATTTATCCAGATAAGGGTGAGGGCCTTCAGTAATAGGAGAATAGTCACAGAAACACCCAGATATTTTTTTAGGGTTTGCAACTATGTCTAAACCAAATATAGGCAAATTAACATGTTCTCTTGGAAATATATTAATATGCATTAACCAAAGTTTGTTTTTACCTACAGGTTCTATTGTTTTGAGATGAGCTTTTCGTATGATATCGCTTTCCCAAAAGTAATCGCTCCAACCTTCAAGGTCAGCTACATGTTTTGTATTTTCAACTTCATGCATTCGAGTACTAAATAAGCTTCTCAACTCATTAGACAAATTTCTCAATCTATCAAATAATTCTGACTCAATCATTAATCGTCGTACTTTTCTTGTAGTTCTGCTAGTATTGTTTCACTGCTATCATAATCTTCAGGATTGTCGTGATATAGTTCTATAAGTTCAAAGAACATTCGCTCTGCAAATTCAAAACATATTTTTGCTTCATTAGCCATATCATCATGTAGTAATTCTCTTACTCCAGTGATAAGTCCTTTCCTGTCGTCAAACTCATACATAGCTCCATTGCCAGGAATATGTTTCTTAATAATTTGACCACCATGGGCATCACCAAAATGTCTTACATATAGATGAGCTAATAGTCCAGTATTGTTTTCGTCTTCGCAAAGTACATCAATATGTTTTTGGTATTCAACTACACTTTTTAAAGGCTCTTCAACTGGTTCAAAATCGTACATGTTTTCGATTTCAATTAAATCATCTTCAATTTGTGTTGACCTGAAAATAGATTCTAATTCAATAGGAACTGAAACTGCGCTTTCAAGTGATGCATAGTTAGCTAATTGTGCAGCCAAATATTGCTGATATAGTCTAGGTGGAATGTTTCCACTTAATAGCATATCTGCAAATTCAGTTCGTTCTGCGTTGTCGTGATGCTCTTTGGTGAGAGCTTTAAGATTGTTTGACATTGATGACTCCATTATATTGTTTGGTTTTCACAAAGTTTATTTATAAATAGTTTCATAGTCATGCTGATTTGATAAAAATAACAACGGAGAATTTGTATGTTAAATTTAGATAGTATAAAAGGAATTGTTAATCTTGGTAAAGATTGGCTTCTTGACAGACTAGGAGAAAGAACATCGTGGGATGGTGGTTTAATTATTGCTGTTTGCGGTGGATATTTACTTTTCGGTGGAATCATCGAACTAGTAGCATGGGCCGGTTTATTATACGGTGCATGGACACTTTGGAAAACAGAGGCATAAAATAATGGCTGATGAAGATAAGAAAGTAGAATCAAAAGCATATCACCCTGCTGATACTAACGGAGACGGAAAGGTCACTAAAGTTGAGCATGATATGTTTCTTGAGTTCAAAAGAAAAGAGCTCGAAGATGCCGATGCGATGCGCGATGCACAGCGTCAAATGGCATGGTTTTCATTATATGGAATGTTAGCATATCCTGTTTTAGTAATTGGCTCTAATGTAGTCGGTTATGAAAAAGCAGCTGATATCTTGGGCGATATGGCAGGAGTATATTTTATTGCTGTTGCTGGTATTGTTGCCGCGTTCTTTGGTGCTCAAGCCATGACGAAGAAGTAGATTCATTTTGCTTTCTAAAGGGACCGCAATGGTCCCTTTGTTTTTATTTTTCTACTGAATGTAATGTTTCGATTTTAACAGTGTCGTGATAGTCACCATCTGAAAAATCTCTGATCGCTGTTTCCTTATATAGATAACCGTTGTGTACTCTATATGAAATTGCTTCTTTTCTAAATACGCCATCCATTTTGTTTAACGAGTTT